CCCAGCGCGGCACACAGGTCCTCCAGCAGCAAAGCCGCGCCGCTGGCGTCGGCGGGGCAGTCGTAGCCCTCCAGCACCGTCAGCCCGGCGGCGGCAAAGGCCTTCTGCACGCTTTTCCAGAAGATGGAGCGGTTATCTGAGTAGATGCTGGCTTGCAGCACCACGGCCCCCGCCTTGGCCTGCTCTGCCAAGAACCAGCGCACCGCCGTCGTTTTACCGTAGCCCATGGGGGCCACCACCGCCGTGAGCGCACAGGACGCTATGGGCCGCAGCGTCTCCCGCATTCGGTCCGAGATGTAGATGATGTTCAGGTTCTGCCTGTTTCTGGCCATGCGCGTTCCCCTTTTCCTTATGCTAAGGCTATTGTAGCACATTTGCGGCGAAGAGAAAAGTGCAGCAGGGGTGCAAAAAAGCAGGCAGAGCCTTCGCCTTTGCGAAAAGTTCTGCCTGCGTTCTTTTTATAAATTGGGATTCTTGGGAGCGGCGGTTTTGGCTTAGTACATGCCGCCCTTCCAAACCACACTTTTGGAGCCGAATCACGAATATCGGGAAACGTAGACTTTTGTAGAATTATCAAGGCCACAAGCCGATTTTTCCAGATTCTCCGTTTTTGCACGATCCACGCTTTTCTACGCAAATCTACGCCACTTACCGGGCGATTGGCGTAAGTTTTGGCGTAAGTTTCGGCGTAAGCAATTCCGCTTCATGCGTCGAAAATCACAGGTTGCCGGCGATCTGTTCAAAGGCTCTTTCAACCGATTCAAAGCTGCTGTGCGTGTAGACATCCAACGTCACACTGGCATTGGAGTGTCCCATCAGGTATTGCAGGCTTTTTACATCCAGCCCGGCCTGTTGAACATTGGTGCAGAAGGTGTGTCGCAGCACATGAGGTGTAATGCGCGGAACCGGTTTGCCGTACGCCTTCTCAAACTTTCCCTGCACGCCACGCATATAGTTTTCCAAGTGCATTGCCACCTTCGGCATTCCGGACTTGTCCAGAAAGAGGAATCCGCTGCAACCATCCACCAGCGCTTCCACTTTCGTGGACGCTCTGGCTTTTACTACACGCCGCAACGCTGCACAAACGGTATCTGTCATGGGAACATTGCGGATACCGCTTTTTGTTTTCGGCGGTGTGACAAAGTAGGGCTTTTCAGCCGTCCGGCAAAGCTGCCGCCGGACATGGATACAGTGCCGTTCAAAGTCGATATCTGCTCGTGTCAGGCCATACAACTCACTCACACGCAAGCCGGTTCCCATAAGAATGACGATATCATCATAATAGTTGCCGCCATAGTCTTGAACGAATTGCAGATATTTCTCCTGCTGTTCTCTGGTCAGGGCATTGCGCACATAAGCGTCCTTCGGCACAACGTCCGACAGCTTGAACTTAAATGGATTCTTGCGGATAATGTCATCCTCTACCGCCATCTCGAATGCCGGTCTGACAACGCTTTGCAGGATTCCTATGGTGTTTTGCTTGAAACCGCTGTCATGCAGAAACACGAACCAGCCTTTCGCATCGGACAATTTTACCGTTTTGATGGCTTTTTGCCCGAAAGGGTCCGCATGAATCCGCTTGACCGCTGTGTTGTACGACCGCAACGAATTTGGCTTCAACCCACGTTTCAGATTCATATAGCGGTCAACCAAATCAGCCACTGTCATCTCTCCGGCAGCATAGTCGATGCCGTCTGCCAGATCACGCCACAGCTCATCCTCTTTCTTCCGCAACTCTGTCAGGGATTTGGCGTAAATACAACGCCGTTTCTTGTGGATATCGGTATAACGATAGTCGTAGGTGCCGTTTGCTCTCTGGCTTTCGCCATCCTTCAAAACACGGCCCTTGCTATCTTTGCGCTTTTCAGACATTTAGAAACTCCTTTCTGTGAAAAGCGCATATAGGGGTTGATTTTAGTTTACCATGAATTTGTATGCTCTGCAACGCTCCGAAGCGCCCAAATACTGAACATTTCAGCCCGTTGAAAGTGGGTCAAATCGGGGCCGGTAGTAACAAACTAATAACACGGTATCACAGGGGTTTTGCGTAGTCAAGAGAAATCCAACCGGCCCCGGATTTCAGCTTGCCCCACTTGGAAGCGCCGGTTCCGTTACTCTCCGCCACAATGGTATAAACACCGGGTTTGATGAAGCCATTCTTCCCATAGTTGGTGCCGGGGCCTTTTCGGATATACAGATCAGAAATGGTCACACGCACCAAATACGGCTCCACCGTGGCCCCTGCGCCGTCCGTGGCGGGCTTTTGGGTGTTGGGGGTAGTAGTTTCATTACCTTCCCCGAAAACCCCGCCAGAAAGCCGCCTGTTGACTTCTGCGGCAATATCCCCATGAAGGTTATAAAGATAATCACCGGGGCAAGCCTTATTAGCAAACCACCGGTGAACTGTCATAACCATTTCATTTGCCTTGGGGGTATAGGCAAGGGTCTTGTTCTTATCCCCGAACCACAGGATTTTAGTTTTCCCGTTGCGCTTGCAAATATCGGTCACAAGGTCAAGAAGGGCGTTGTATGCCTTATCTGTTACCTTGTAGGGGTGGACGGTTTCACTTGCCGTTTCAATGGTCACGGCCCTATGGTCATTGCCGCTGTTGGAACTGCACCAAGAACGGTCACTTTCAGACACACACAGGCCAATGGAACCATCATACCCCACAACATAGTTGCAAGACGCTTGCTTGCTGGTAGGCTGGAACACTTCACACCCCCGCTTTGCCGTAACCTGACCAACAAAACAGTGAATGGTGATCCGGTCAATGGCATGGTTCCGGGGGCTGTTCTTGTTCGGGGAAATTTGGGTAACGGTGACAAGTTTACTGTTGCTCATTTTCGGTTCCCTCCTGTTCGGGTTCAAGGGCGGGGATTTCCTGATAATTCACAACCTTGGTCATATCACACAGGGAATCAATCAGGTTGCCAAGGGCTTCAGTGTCCACAGGATAGTTGATATATTCGGCGGAAGTCTGAACCATAGCCATTACCCATTCCTTCCGGGTTGCGCCATCGGCAAACTTCTGTTCCGCTTCCTCCATCAAATCCATCACCAAGCCCAACAGGGCGGCCCAATTCTTTTCCTGCGTGGCCTTCTGAACATACTGCACCAGCTTATAGGCCAAGGGAATACAGGTGGACAGGCCAGCAAGAATGGCAACAATCAGGGAAATAATCTGTTCAGCGTTCATGTTTTTCTTCCTTTCTGATTTTGTATTTTTGGCCGGGGGTCACAGTTCCTTGGTATCGTTGTAGACTTCCGGGCCGTATTGCTTCCGCAACTTGATCCGGTTTTCAGCCTTGGCCTTGGAATAGTAAAAACCGGTTGCCGTTGCCAGTTCAGCGAATATGGCCGGGATCAGATACGCAAGGGGTGAAGTGTCCCCCGTTTTCCAAACGATAGCAAGAGTGAAGGCCGTCACAACCAGCGTGACGGCCCCCACACAACCCAACCAAACTTTGGAAAATTCCTTTTTCGGTTTCTTCTTTACACGGCTCATTCATCCGGGGCTTCCGTGGGCAACTCCAAGAATTTCTTGTGAAGATCGTCCATTACCCCGTTCACCCCCAACGAATGATATTGCTTCCAGCAGTTTTCAAAACTTTCTCTTGCATAGATTGGGGCAAAGCCTTTTTCAGTGTACTTGTTAAAGTCACTGATCATTTGGCTTCTCAAAAGCGCCTGAATTCCAGCTTTCAGGGCTTTGGAATCCTCCATGTTGCGCTTGATCAGCCCGTGAAGGTATTTGAATACACCCGCAATCAGGGCCGGAACCCCGATCAGGCACAACCATTGGTAAACCGTCATTGAACCACCCCTTCCCGCCTTATGCGCTGATCAGGCGGAAGATATATTGCAAATCTTCCACTTGGGCATTGTAGAACTCATAGTTCCAAATCCAGTGATCTTCATGTTCCGGCCTTTTGAACCGCTGACAGAAGGGGTCATTCCAAATCCGGTTCCAGCGTTCTTGGTAGGCGGGATCAGGTTTGTTGGGATTCTTTTCCAACCGCAACAGGATTGCGGAAACCAGTTCCCCACGCTCTTTCCCCCGGCCATCATCGTTTTGGCTGAAGTAGTCATAGGCAATTTGGCTGGTGTCCGCACACATCAGCTTGTTTTTCCACACAAGAAAACCGCCCTGAACAGTCAAGGCGGTTCCATAAGGGATATTGACATATTCGCCGCAACCGGCCTTAAACCTCGCCCGTTTCCGGGCAATATAGGTTTCATGCTTCATCGGTCACTTCCTCCCAACCGTACACACCCGGTTCCCACACATTGTTTTCCACGGTGGAAGTCCAGTGTTTTTCATTGTGGCTGACTTTGGCCCCCAAGGGGTAGGCATCATGCGCCCCAATGGGCTGAATCCATTCCGGCCATTCCTCCGAAGGATCGGCGGTCAGGCTCCACAGGCTGGGGGAATCCGGGGGTGTCCAATCCTCTTGGGAAGTGTGATCCTGCACACATTTGTAAAGGGTGCCGTTATAGCGCCGGATTTGGCCGGTTTTGTAGTTAATAGGGTAAGTCCATTCAGCGAACAGTTCAGCGTGTTCCGCCGCCGTTACAGGGTCAATGGTTCCGGCTTCTGCCATCGTCACAAACATGATCCCGCCCGTGGTGTTGGTGTTGGTGATTTCCTTTCCCGCATCGGTCACTTCCAAACTGACGGTTTCCAAGCCTTCCATTTCATCCCGGCCAAGCAAATGGTACGGTGTCCCTTCAAAAACAATGCCCGAAGCATCACGCTCCGGGCAAAGGACATAGCAACCATTTTCGGCCTGCTTAATGTAGTTCAGATTTTCCGTCAAGCCAATGTTGGCCCCGTCTTTGATAATTCTAAACATTTCGCACCTCCGAAAAAGATAGCATGATAAAGTCGCCGCAACCGCAACAACCTTCCGTGGTCATTGAAGTTCCGGTAATAGGCGCTTTGGCATTCCATATACTGTTCAACATCAGTGAATTGCCGCTTTTCTTCTATGAACTCCCGGTGAAACAGTTTCAATTTTCGTCTTGCCCGTTTCACACCATCCCGGCTTCCATTCACCTTGATTTCTCCGGTTTCCGTCAGCGTGAATCTTGCTTTGCAGAACCGGAAGGGCTTTGTCAGGGGGATGATCTTACATTTTCGTTTGTTCACTCGAATTCCAAGGGCTTCAAACCGTCGAACAATTTCATGCCCAAGTTTCTTCAGGGCTTCCACATCGGGCAAAATCAAATAGTAATCGTCCATGTAATGCCCGAAACAGTGAACCCCGGCTTGACATTTGATCCAGTTATCCACGGCGCTTGGCAACGCCACCATTTCCTGTTGTGACGGCTCCACACCCAAAGGCAAGCCCCGGCCCGGTGTCGGGCAAGGGGAAGTTCGGATCACCATATCAGCAAGCGCCCGAAGGTCAGGGTTTAGGATCAATTCTTGGTGCCGCTGATACAGAAGCGCATGGGGCGCATTGGGGAAGAACCCCTTCAAATCCAACAGCAAAACTGCCCCTTCCCGGCCATAATGTTGAAAATGCCAATGAAGATGTTTTTTCAATCTGCGATAATGCCAGTGAAGGCCCTTTTTCTTCTGACTTGCCCCGTTGTCATAGATCATGCAAGGGTTATAAAGCGGAATCAGAACTTCATTGCAAAGGGTTTTGTGGATTTGCCGATCAGTAATATGGGGCGCATCTATGGGGCGTACCTTCCCACGCTCTCTTAAAGTGAAATGGGTACACTTCATAGGCTTCCATTCCTGATCCAAAATCTTCTTCCGCCGTCTTGCTGTCCCGGAAAACAGGTGCATTTCAAAGTTCTGAACACTTTGTTTCCACCGTACCCCATTACAGCATTTCCGGCCATAGAAGAACATTTTGCGATAACTGAATACTTTGTCTATTGGCCCAAGTGCATCACACCGGGCCTGTTTTCTCTCTTGCCGCTTGGCTTTGCGGCGCTGGTATCTTGCTTCATGCCGTTCTTGGCTTGTCATAAAAATAAAGTATTCGCCTTTCGTACAGATAAATTGTAGGGTGCCTTCTAATCTGTTTTGCCTTGACACATGAAATGGGATATGGCACGATCCCCCACCATGCAAGAAGCGTCCGTGTAAAGGCTACAAAAGAAAGGGTATCGGCTATCCCCAATAGGGATAGGTTATACCCCATCCCGCTTTCCCAAGCGGGGCAGTTTTAGGGGTTGGCTACCCAAGGAAGTACCTCTCCTTTTGCGAAGGTCGTCTTTCACCTGAAATCCAAAAGCCGGGTTTCTGTTACTCCATTTGACCTCGCAATCGCAAAATCCGGGCCGCACGCCACCAGAATTGTTGGCGTTATTGTTGTTGTAGTTGCCGTCCGTATTGACAATGAGGAAGTTATTGTTGTTGTTGTAATTAGGGGAACGAAGGAACCACCACACCGCCGAAGGACGAATTATCAGAGGTACACCTAATTCTTTGAAATTAAGTTTTCAATTTTCCACTTACATTTTTGATAGCCCCTTTCAAAAGTTCATTTTCCTTGTCGATCAGCTCACCAAGGCTTTGCGCCATCTTATCTAATTTTTCTGTTGCGTCCTGTCCTTTCACCGGGTTCCCCTTGGAATTAGTGAAAGCCCCTTCAGGATTTTGGTTCAAAATCAGATATACATGGGTCAAGCGTACATCCAGCGCCATCAGGGAAGCCCTTGCTTCAAGCAAGTGGGCCTTCCGAAGTTCTATGCGCTGGGGATCGGAAGGAAAAATGCTATTGCCCTTTTCCGCATGGTCGATCACTTCACCGGCCAGCTTTGCAATGGGTTCCGCAACAAGCCGGGAATATCGGGCAGAAAGACGGGTAAGAAAATTGATGGTTTCTACATAGATTTGATTGGCGGTGTTGATGAACTCCGCCTTGCTGGTTGTTCGTTTCTGCTTCAGAACAGACATTGGTTCACCCCTTTCCGGGCCATCCTAATTAGTATAGCACAGAAACGGGAAAAAGCCAATTTTCAAAAATTGCGTCGGG